GGAAATTCAAATAAATCCCAGACTGTTTAAAGACTTAGAGTATGATGGTTTTAAACAAAGTAAGTCGGGACAGGGTTGGTACAAGTCTATTTTCCCTTACAAAACTAATCAGCAAGCAGCCTTTGATAAACCTTTTGACTTACAGGTTTTGTTACATGAAGTTCAACATGGTGTTCAACACATAGAAGGTTTTCCTCACCAAAGGGACAGTACTGTTATTTCTTATTGGAATAAACAAAAGGGGGATTTATTAACTGAAGTAAATAGTATTCAACAAAAAATTGAAAGTAATTTAAAGGTAATAGAGAATTTAAGTAAAGAGTTAAAAGACCCTGTAGCATATGTTAAAAAATATGGTACACAAGGTGCAATTAAAGATATTTCTACACCGGGTCCGACTAGAGATGAAATGATTGAAGAATTAACTTCACAATGGAAAAGTATAATTAAAAAAAATGAAGAGGAATTAAATTTAAACTATATTAAACAACTTCATTTAAAATTTGATATAGAAGAATTATCTGGTAGAACAGTACAGAATGACGTATATCTAAATAGTTTTACTGAGATTGAGTCTAGAAATGTTGAGGGCAGACTGTGGATGGACATGAGCCAAAGACGAAAGAAAAGTCCTTGGCAAACTATGACATCTAAAAAAGGATTTAATAGAAGACACTGGATAAGAGAGATTAGTCGGGGAAAAAACGGTAAAATAGACTATGCAAAATACCATAAGTTAATGAACTCATTTGAGGAAGGTATAAAAAAACAGATTGCAAAACAACCCGAAGTTTTTAAGAAACCAAATGGGGATATAGATGTTGCTGACATGATACATGAGTATTTATTTGAGCATATAGAACCTCTTGATTTAGCCAATGTAACTTCAGGGTTAGACATTGATAATATGTTTAGACGATTGGTAAAAGACCATATCCTAGATAATCAACTAAGACCTGCGTTAAAACCAATGGATAAACTTAAGAGAGGATTATCGTGGTTTTTTAAAGAAGGCTCTATAACCCTAGATGAAATAGACAATAAAATGTATAACGAATTTATAGAACAGTGGCAGACTAGTCTTGCAAAAGGGGAAGTAAAGGTAGGACTAAAAGATGTACACTACTATGACACAACAAGATACTTAAAAGAAGGTGATGATGCAGTACTAAAAGAAGTAACTCCTAGCTCAGAAGTTTCAACAGAACCCTACCCTATTGCAATGGAAGATGGAAAATCTTATGGTATGATAGGACACAATAGGGACTTTAACGAACTTAGAAAGGGTGAAGACCTTAAACTACAAATAGACAACCCCAAGGGAGACTTTGCCGGAGAGTTCTATGGTTATGACTATGGAAAACATTATGCAAAACTAAGTCAAGATAAGGTACAAAAAGGATATGAGAATGGAGAACTCGATGAGTTCATAGATTTGTATAGAGAAACAGGTGCTAAAGATATGTCTGATGAAGACATAATAGCTGACTATTTTGATGGGAGTTATTTTAAAACAACTGGTTATATACGAGATAACAAATCAGTTAAGTTTGACCCAAGTGAACTTATTAATTTTCCCGGTGCAAGAGGGGAACATAGAACTAGACACCTATCCTCAGATAAAACTACATTAGACTTATCTACAAAAGAAAAACTTGATAGGATAAATAAAATGTATATGGATGTTGCCATAAAGTTTGACAAACCAAGGACAGCATTTGTTAAAGAATTTTATGAAGATTTAAAAAATCTAGTACCAGAGGTAGGAAAAAAAGTTGAGAACCATGATAATAAATTTAAATTTGGTATGTCTTATACTGATGAAGATGATTTTTTTGAAAAAAGTATAAAATTAAAAAATGAACATATAGAAGCAATAACTAAGGAATATTCAGACTCTGAAATACTTGAAATATTAAAAAATAAAAATGTAGGATTTGTTAGTAAACTTGATATGTTAAAAAGAAGGATAGCAAAAGAAGGGTATAATCCTGACCCTATTCATATTGTTGTTAGAGAGGATGGTAAGCCTTTTATATATGAGGGCAACCACAGACTACAGGAAGCTTTTGATTCTGACAGAGATTTTATAGAAGCTAAGTTAACATACATACGTGGTGGTGAAGAAGCAAACGGACCTTTACATCCAGAGAAGATTGGCATAGTACCTAAGGGATACTTTAAATGATAGACATAGATAAGTATAAAGAGGATTTAAAAAATATATTCAGTAAAGAGAATTTTAAAAAAGCAGCAGCCTACGGACTTGGAACATTTGATGAAGCTAAAAGAGCCGAAGAAGTAGGAGAAGAAGTCCGTAAGAAGTATGACGATAAGTATGATAGACTTGAAGACACAGTTAGGCATGGAGTATACGAAGGTCTTCTACTAAATGAAAAAGGAGAAATGAATCCTCTAGAGTCTTTAGGTTCTACTATGATGAACTTACAAAAGGATGAGGATGATACATCGTATATAGGTCAGATAAAGAATTACTTTGCTGACGAAAGCATGAGTGAAGAGAGTAATATTGATATAAACAATAATAAGTTTAGTGTTGCATTAAGAAAAAAAATGATAGCCGAGGGTAACACTTCTGAAGAAGCCTTTATAGATGAAGTTGTTAATATTGCTTTAGATTTAAGAAAGGGAAAAGAATCCCCTGAGATAGATGGATTAAAGTTACAACTGTCGTTAGGGCAATTAGATTTTCCTACAATGAAATGGGAAAAGAAAAATATACTAGGAGGTCCCACTCCTTACTTAGATACTATAAACATGGAGGGTACAGGCAGACTAAAAGAGTCTAGGATACCCCCACAGAAACCAAAAGAATTTAACAAGGGTGGTGATACTATGGAACAACAGATGGAACTATTTGAAGAAGGGGGATTGAAAGACGATGGTATGAACCGTGACCCTATAAGTGGAAATGAAGTACCGTCTGGTTCTATGGCAGAAGAGGTGAGAGATGATATACCTGCACAGTTAAGTGAGGGAGAGTATGTAGTTCCTGCTGATGTTGTTAGGTTCTTTGGAGTAAAGTTTTTTGAAGACTTACGTATGCAAGCGAAGATGGGTCTTGAACAAATGGAAAGAACTGGACGTATTGGTGGAGAACCAATGGGTGTTGCAGTTGTAGAAACAGAAGAAACTCTTGACCCAGAAGATGAAGAAAAGATACGCAAACTTATGAAGGGTTTTAATACTGGTGGTGTAAGTACTGATGAGGACTTTAAACAGGATGCAGCCAATAAAACTTTTAATCCATCCATGTATGGCACAGTGGGAGGTACGTTATTTAGCCCTGCGGAAGAAAAGTTAGAGGGACTAGTAAAGTACTACCATCCCGATGGAAGAGAGTTTGATGTGTTATACGTCAATGGTAAAATAGCTAATGAAGATAATCTTCCTTACACACAAGAACCTTGGTCAAGAACTAAACCAGATTCTACCACAGGTGGAACTAGTTCTCCTTCTGTAGGGGGTAGAGAATCTGATGACTCTGATAGACGAGATACGAGTGCAGGAAACTTTGGTAATCCTAATGAAAACTTAGCTGATAAATATTCTTATCTAGAAGATAATGAGTCTATATCAACTAATACCCTAGCAGGAAATCACAATGCTACTACAGGTGACAATAGAATGGCTCTGTATGATAGTAAGGATAATATTATAAAGATGACTAAAGAAGGTTATGATAACCTATATAGGGGATATGAAGCCCTAGGAGGAGATAAAAACTTTAAAGGGGGTATAGCACAGTATGCTAATCTTAGTGTAATGGACAAGATAAGTCTTATGCCACAACAGATTAAAACTCTTTTTGGAGGAGAGGTTAGCAAAGATGTAATTGCAGGTATTGTCAGAAAAGATAAAAATACTACCCTTACTCCAAGGATGAAAAAGAATCCAAGCATCCTATCTTTTATTCTTGATATTATTGACCCAGACCAGACTATGTTTTCAAGTGAGTATGTAGCAAAACCTTTTAATGCAAATGCTAGAGAACCACTTACTATGGCACAGACTATTGCACAGGGATTTTCAAACCCTTCAGAAGTTATAGACAAGGCTGGGTTAGACAAGTTTGGCAAGGCTCTACAGGATAAAACTAGTTCTAAATTTGGTTTGAATAGAGTAGACAGATTCCTAATGGGCATTAGAAAAAATGCAAAAGGAGACCCAGTTATATTTTCTGGGGGAAGAACAAGACCTGTTACTGGCAGAGACTTAGTAAACCTAGCTACTAATTTGGATAGGGTAAAAGATGCTAATGCCTTTAGTCATAAAGTGTTTATGGAAACAGGAGACTGGCAACAGGCAGATAAAGCTCATCACGACCACTTCCTTGACCAGTCTGAAGAGATTGCTAAAAATCAACAACTTGCTGCTGATGCTATTGCAGGCAGACAACCAACAACTCAATCTGGACCTAATACAGGTAGTGATAATGAGGATGGTAATCAGTCAGGTACAGCAGGAGCAACAAGTGATTTTGGTGCTTCTCAGTATCAAGATGAGTTTACAGGTGTATCTACACCGACTGTATCACAACCAACTACTAATTATGGTTATACCCCTACAACTAGAGACCCTTATGAAGCAAGTCAAGATATGGGAGCATTTTTTGATAAAGGTGGACTAGCATCTAAAGCAAAAGCAAAACCAAAACGAAAAAAGAATACTAAAGGATTAGGCACTAAACCTAAGGCTACTTGACAATCATGTCAACCCCAATAAAAGGAGATAAATATGCCAGAATTAGATATAGTAGAACCACAAAAAACTGCAGGATTTGTAAGTCGGTCTCGTTCAAAGTACAAGGACAAGATTGCTAAGGAAGAGCAAGAGCTTAAAGAACTCCTTGCACAGAGAGAAGGAAAGGGGGTTCAAGAAACCACTGAGGAGAGCCAAGATGTTTCTCCTCCTGAAGAGGGAAAGGAAAAGGAAGTACCTGACGAGACTCTTAGCAAAGAGGAAAAATCTTTTAAGACGAGATATGGGGATGTTAGAAGACATCTTGCGGCTAAGGAGAAGGAGTATGATGCTAAAATAAAAGAGTTAGAAGATAAACTTTCTAATACTCAAAAGCTTGTACCCCCTAAGTCTGATGAAGATTTAGCAGCATGGATGAACAAATATCCTGATGTAGCAGGTATGGTAGAGACTATAGCTGAGAAAAAAGCTAAACAAATGTTTGATAAAGCTAACATACAGATTGAAGAAATTAACAAAGCTAGGAGTGAACAGACACGCAAAGACGCTGAGAGTATTATTAGAGAGTCTCACAAAGACTTTGATACTTTACGTGAGTCAGATGATTTTCATGGGTGGGTAGAAGAACAACCTAAATGGGTTCAAAATGCTTTATATGAAAACACTGATGATGCTCAATCTGTTATTCGTGTTCTTGATTTATATAAAGTTGACAATGGCTTAACAGTCAGTGACAAGAAAAATAAAACAAAAGCTGCAGCTTCTCTTGTAAACAAAACATCTAAGACTAAAGTAGATGCAGAAGAGATGGCTGACACTTTTAAGGAATCTGATGTAGAGAAAATGACAGACAAACAGTATGCTGCTAATGCCGAAAAAATACAGACAGCATTACGTTCTGGTAAATTTATTTACGATATATCAGGAAATAGAAGATAAAGTATTGACAAATAATATTTTATCAATATAACTACGCCTAAGACATAAAGCCTCTTTTTGACTACCTTTATGTTTTAGTTAACCATAAAGTTTAAACGAGTAAAGACTACTTATATAATTATAGACCCATAGGTTAGGAAGTTAGCTACGGAATAACCATATGCACTCTAGAACGTATAACCTCTTCCTACGGTGTTTAGCTTTTCATTAAGCCAAATTTATAGGAGGATTTACTATGGCTTTTCAAACAACGTCAGGTTATGGCAATTTACCTAACGGTAATTTTTCGCCAGTAATCTACTCGAAACAGGTACAGCTTGCGTTTCGTAAATCGACTGTTGTGGGCGATATTACTAATTCTGACTACTTTGGGGAAATTGCTAACCAAGGTGATACAGTTCGGATTATTAAAGAGCCTGAAATTTCAGTCAAAGAGTACGCAAGGGGTACACAGGTAACTGCACAGGATTTGGATGACGAGGACTTCCAACTTGTCGTTGATAAAGCAAACTACTATGCTTTTAAAATGGACGATATTGAGGAAGCTCACAGTCATGTGAATTTTATGCAACTTGCAACTGACCGAGCTGCTTATAGACTTGCCGACCAGTATGACCAAGAAGTTCTTGGTTATCTAGCAGGATACAAGCAGTCTGCATTAAGTTCTGCAGCAGGTGCTGTTAACGACCAAGTTAACGGCTCTAAAGCAGTAAGCACTGCAGGGTCTGACGAACTTCTTACTTCTATGAAGTTGAGAAAGGACTCTTTTGCGAGTATCACAACTTCGTCTGCAGGAGACCACTCAATTCCTGTTGCAAACCTAGCTCCGGGTGCAACTGCTGTTTCTACAGCTGCTGTTACTCCAATGGTAATCATCAACAGAATGGCTAGACTGTTGAATCAACAACAAGTTGACTCACAGGATAGATGGTTGGTTGTTGACCCAGTATTCATGGAGTTACTCGGTGATGAAAACTCTAAGTTGGTAAACGCTGATTTTAACGCAGCTGAACTTAAAAATGGTCTTGCCCTAACTAACTTGGCAGGTTTTAGACTATACGTGTCTAGCAACCTACCTTCTGTAGGAACAGGTTCTGGAACATCAGGAAGTGCAAACCAAAATAGTAACTATGGTGCTATTGTGGCAGGTCATGGTTCTGCTGTTGCGACTGCTGAACAACTTAGCAAAACTGAAACCTACCGTGACCCTGACAGCTTTGCTGACATTGTTCGTGGTATGCACTTATATGGCAGAAAGATACTTCGACCAGAAGCTATCGTGACTGCTAAATATAACGCAGCGTAAGGGAGGGTACTAATATGGCAACTTTTGACTTAACAGCAAAATCAACCACTGGTGTTGGTGCTAACTCCATTGCAACTTTACCTGCAAATGCAGGTACACACATGGTGCGAACAATCCAAGAGTACTTGGACATTGATGCTCTGATAGCAGCAGGTAACACTATTGCTAACGGAGATGTTTTCCAAATGCTTGAAATCCCTGCAGGAACATTAGTTCTAAACGCAGGTGCTGAAGTTATGTCAGCATTTACTTCAAGCTGTACTTTGGACATGGACTTTGGAGGTGGTGATGACATCATTGATGGTGCTGACATCACATCTGCAGGGTATTGTGCCGCGGGTTCTAATGGGCAAACCAACACAGTTGTAGGTTCAGCTGCTTCAACGTACACTCAATTTATCGGTACTGCTGATACTATTGATTGCACGATTGCAGGAGCCGCCGCAGCCACAGGTAGACTAAGAGTCTATGCAACTGTGATTGACTGCAATGACCACGGTGCTGTGGATAAAGCAACAGAAGTCGATAGAGACTTACTAGCTTAAATTACTACTTAGAGGGCAGGTGTAACAGGATTGACTTGCCCTCTAATCACATTAATAGGAGTATTTAGTGGCAACAACCTACATTACATTAGTAAATGACCTCTTACGTAGGTTAAATGAAGTTACACTAGCTACCTCAGGTGACGGTTTCTCTACTGCAAAAAATGTTCAAGCAATAGCAAAAGACGCTATTAACAATTCAATAAGAGAAATACTCCAAGACGGTCATCAATTTCCCTTTTTAAAAACTACAACTACACAAACATTAACAGCAGGTACAGGCACGTATGACTTACCTACTGATATGGCTAGTGTTGATTGGGATACATTTTATTTACAAGCTTTGTCAAGTGCAGGTAATACTGCTCGTTCTCTTCCTACTATACCATTTGAAGAGTATGTTAGAATACATAAAGCAATAGAAGAAAACTCAGGAACAGGAGCAAGAACATCTCCTGATTTAGTATACCAAACATCAGAAGAAAAATTTGGTGTAACACCTTTACCTGACGCAGCTTATGTAGTAGAATATGTTTACTATAAATTTCCTGACGATTTATCGGCATATGATGACACAATGATTATACCAGATAGATTTAAATATATAATAATAGATGGTGCTATGGTGTACATGATGAGATTTAGGTCTAATGAACAGTCTGCACAAATACATCAGGCTAAATTTAAAGAAGGTATGAAGTCTATGCGTAGACTACTACTAGATGACCCACTGTTTGTTCGGTCATCAATGATAAACAGACCAAAGTTTACATCACAGATGTTAAGACTGAGTGGCTAAATGGTTGATTCAGTCTCCACGTTTAGAGCCGTTTGCAGGGGTGGTTTAAATACAGGTGCAGACGTTTTATCTCTTGGTGAAGAGAGTCCCGGTTCAGCAATACAATTACTGAACTATGAGCCAAACTTAGAGGGTGGTTATAGAAGACTAACTGGCTTTGCTAATAATTTTGGTACAGTTACAGGTACAGGGTCAGTCTTAGGTATAGCAGTAGCTAATGGTGTTAATCAGGGAGTGCTTGCCTGTCGAACACCATCATCAGGTAATAACTACTTACACCACTGGAATTTTTACTACACAGTGGCTGTAACATCAGGACATGGAACAAACTTTACTGTAGGAGAAACAGTAACAGCCGTAGTAAGTTCCAGTGATAATACAGCAACAGGAGTTTCAGGAACAGTTAAAGCTAGGGCATCAGCATCTTTAACAATAGACTTTGGTAGAATACCTACTTCAGTGTTTGCAACAAGTAATGTAATAACTGGTGGAACATCTGAAGCAGAAACAACAGTAACATCTACTCCTACTGTTATAGGTTGGACAGCCGTGACTACAAGTGGTTCACCAACAATGACAGGTGTAAGTAAAGTTAGATTTACAGAGA